ACATTCACTTTTACAAGAAACTCTTCATCTCCTGCTGATGACGATTTCCTCGGACAAGCGAAGTTTAAGGGTAAGAACTCCGCAGCTGAAGATGTAGTTTATGCAACGGTTTTGGGTAAGATTATTGACAAGACCGATGGTACGGAAGATGGTGCTTTAGAATTTAATACTATTAAGGCGGGTGTTGACACCACAGTTGCGAGACTGTACTCGACTCAGTTGGCACTAGTGAATGGTACAACACTATTTGTTGGTGGAAATATTACCACCGATGGAACAATTCAGGGTCGTAATGTTGATTCGGATGGCACTAAGTTAGATACCATTGAATCAAATGCAACCGCAGACCAGACTGCCGCAGAAATACTAACCCTATTGAAGACTGTGGACACTAATAGTTCTGGTCTGAACGCAGACTTACTTGATGGTCAACAAGGTACACACTACAGAATTAATGTATATAACAACTCAGGCACGTTGTTAAACTAAGGATAAATAGATAGTATGTCAAACTATAGTAGAATAACAAGCAGGTCTAAATTTCTAGATTATTGTCTAAGAAGATTAGGTCATCCTGTGATTGAAATAAATGTGGATGACGAACAACTAGAAGATCGTCTGAATGATGCGGTACAATTATTTAACGAATATATTGGTGAAGGTAGTACCAAAGTTTATGCGGGTATGACTATCACACAAGCAATGATTGACCGAGGATTTATTGACTTTGATTTAGATACCAGTGTTATTTCAAATCCAGATAATATACTAAGTGTTGTCCGTGTCCTTCCTATCAATGACACCACTGGTAGTGCAAACTTTATGGATGTCAAATACCAGATGCGTCTCAATGATATGTGGGATTTGCAGAACTCAGGTTCTGGTATTGCCTACTATGAACAAATGCAACAACATCTATCACTTATTGATATGAAACTAACTGGACACCCACAGATTCAGTTCATCAGAGCAGGTAACACACTTAATATTTGGGGTGATATCGCAGGTGCAGAGGGTGACCTAAAAGTTGGTGACAAGATTATGATTGAACTTTTTCTTGCACTTGACGCAAACGCGAATGGTAAAATCTACGACAATATGTTTCTGAAAGAATATGCTACTGCACTTATCAAAGAACAATGGGGTCAGAACCTTATTAAGTTTGAAGGGATGGTACTTCCTGGCGGTGTACAGTTAAATGGTAGACAGATACTAGAAGACGCAAAACAAGAAATTGAGTCAGTTAGACAAAGAATATATAATGAGTATGACACCCCACCAGACTTCTTTGTAGGATAACATAATGGCAACGAACCCATACTTCAAACAAGGTGTTCGTTCTGAACAAAACGTCTATGAGGATATCATAATTGAAGCACTCAAGATGTATGGACAGGATGTATATTACCTCCCTCGTGAGATTGTCAATAAAGACACCATCTTTCTTGATGACGTACCTTCACGATTTGGTTCTGCCTATAAGGTAGAGATGTACATTGAGAATACCGAAGCATTTGACGGTGAGGGAGACCTATTCACTAAATTTGGTATTGAACTACGCGATCAAGCAAACTTTATTGTTTCAAGAAAAAGATGGAAACAACTTGTAGGTAATCGTCTCTCTGAAAACAACTTCCGTCCTCGCGAGGGTGACCTGATTTATCTAACACTATCTCAGTCTATATTTGAGATTCGTAAGGTAGAGACCGAGACACCGTTCTATGCGATGAGTAACCTACCCACGTTCCGTATGCAGTGTGAATTGTTTGAATATAATGATGAAGACTTTGATACCGACATTACAGATATAGATACTGTTGAAAGTGAGGGAGCATATCAGTATTCATTGACACTAGACTCTGGTGGTGTGTTGAGTAACCTCGCAGGAACAAATGGCAAACCTTGGATAGTCGGTGAGACAGTTACCCAAGGGTTTGATACTTACACTATGAAAGGTGAAATTACCAAATGGGATGTTGATACACTGACATTGCAAATTGCACACGCAGGTGCTACCGATGGTAAATTCCATACCTTTACAACAAATACTGCTATTTACGGGGGGAGTTCTGGTAGGGTATCCACACCCACACTAGTATCAGAACTACAAGAGATTCAGAAAGACTCACAGAATAAGATATTTAATGACTTTGAAGCAGACTTCCTTGACTTCTCAGAGTCCAATCCGTTTGGGGATTTATAATGTTTGGAACTTGGTTTTATCATAAGAGAATAAGAACTGCGGTATCCGTATTCGGGTCACTGTTCAACAACTTGCATGTCCTCCGTCACAATAATGCGGGAGAGACCATTTCTCAGGTTAAAGTTCCTCTGTCATATGCACCCAAGAGAAACTTCATCTCCCGACTAGAAGAGATGTCTAAGGGTGAGGATGCCGAACGTAGGGTGGCAATCAAGTTGCCTCGTATGTCGTTTGAGATTACGAACATGCAGTATGACCCAACCCGACAGTTACCCAAGGTAAACAAAATCTCCAAGGCAAGTAACGAGATAACCAAACGACAGAAGATTTACACGTCTACTCCGTATACAGTATCGTTTCAGTTGAATATCTATGCGAAGTCACAGGATGATGCACTACAGATCGTAGAACAGGTTCTTCCGTATTTTGCACCACAGTACACTGCGACAATCAAACCTTTCTCTGATATACCAAGTCTGACCGAAGATGTTCCGATTTCTTTGTCTGGTATAACCTTCTCGGATGACTATGATGGTGCAGTTGAACAACGTAGGACAATCATATATACATTAGACTTTGAGATGAAAATATCATTATATGGTCCCGAAGGTACGGGTAGTATTATCCGTGATGTGCGAAACAACTTCTTTTTACAAGAAACTGGGTTGGCAGATAGTGATGTCTATCTCAAGACACAGAAGATTACACCAAATCCGAGTAGCGTCACGGCAGATAGTGACTACGGATTTACCACCATTGACTTGGATAGTGCATAATGAGTGATAATAGTAATGATAAAAATATCAGAGATGACTACACCACCTCCCGTGATACCTATCACGACATAATTGAGAAGGGCAGGGAGAGTATGGATTTGATGATTGAAGTCGCACGAGAGAGTGAACACCCCCGTGCCTTTGAGGTCTTATCTGGTATGATGAAGAACATGGCAGATGTCACCGACAAACTGATGGACTTGAATAAGAAGCATAAAGAAATCAAGCAGACAGATGAACCAAAACAAGTTGGTAATACCACCAACAATCTGTTCGTAGGAACTACTACAGACCTACAGAGACTAATACAGAATGAGAAAGTGGAAAAAATAATAGATGTTGACCCCGAACAAGAATGAGACTTATCTTGGCAATATAAATGTCAAGAGAGACGGAGTTCAACACAACTTTACCGAAGAAGAGATTAAGGAATACATCAAGTGTTCCAATGATCCCGTATACTTCTGTAAGAACTATCTAAAAGTAATCTCTCTTGATGATGGTCTAGTGCCATTTAACTTGTATCCATATCAAGAGACGATGTTTGACCACTTCAATAACAACCGATTCTCTATCGTACTTGCGTGTAGACAATCAGGTAAATCAATCAGTTCGGTTGGTTACATACTCTGGTTTGCGGTCTTCCACAGTGAGAAGGTCATTGCCGTACTTGCGAACAAAGGTTCTACCGCAAGGGAGATGTTGGGTCGTATTACACTCATGTTGGAGAACCTTCCGTTCTTCCTTCAGCCAGGAACTAAGGCACTCAACAAAGGTTCTATAGAATTCAGTAACAACTCCCGTATCATTGCCGCATCTACCTCTGGTAGTTCTATTCGTGGTATGTCGGTCAACTTATTATTCCTAGACGAGTTTGCGTTTGTTGAAAGAGCAAATGAGTTTTACACTTCCACCTATCCAGTAATCTCTGCGGGTAAAGATACCAAGGTAATTATTACATCTACCGCAAATGGTATCGGTAATACTTTTCATAAGATATGGGAAGGTGCGGTACAGAAGGTAAATGACTTCGTTCCGTTTACAGTGAACTGGTATGATGTTCCTGGCCGAGATGAGGAATGGAAAAAACAAACAATAGGTAATACTTCCCAGTTGCAGTTTGACCAAGAGTTTGGCAATACTTTCTTTGGGACAGGTGATACTCTAATCAATGCCGAGACATTATTAGGGTTTCGTGCATCACAACCTTCATCTCATCGTGAAGGGGGTGACTTATTAATATATGACAATCCAGACAAAGATCACGAATATGTGATGTGTGTGGACGTATCAAAAGGAAGAGGACAGGATTATTCTACGTTTAACGTAATTGACATTAGCACGAGACCTTTTAAACAGGTTGCCGTCTATCGCAATAATACTATATCTCCATTACTCTTTCCTAATATTATATATAAGTACGCTAATTTCTACAATGAAGCATATGTTGTTGTTGAATCAAATGATCAAGGTACAGTTGTGTGTAATGGACTGTATCAAGACCTAGAGTGTGAGAACCTTCATATGGAATCTGCGATCAAGGCAGACCGAATTGGCATAGAAATAAATAGGAAGACCA